ATATTCAAGGTCGTTTGGATGACGGTTACTTCAATGCCGATCCCACGATGTTCCCCGGACACATTAACACTCTTCGGGCGATTACTTCCCCGATGAACGAATCTGGTATTATCCAAAACCAGATTGACACCAAGAACGGCCACTACCGCCAGGTTGAGGTCGTGTACCAGCCTCGTATGAACGATGCCGGAACTTCCGCTTCTGCTGAGTTGAACTGCGCTGCCGGTCCAACTTATGGCGAAACCTCTACCGTTTACAACATTGACCCTGCCACAGGTGCTTCACGCAGGTGGTCGGTCAGTCTTGACGATTTGTCTCCTCGTTGTGAGAATGACGAGAACTATGTTGCAAGGCAGTTGGCGATGAACTTGCAGGCTCTCAAGCGTTTTATGAACGAAGAGGCCGTGAGCTACATCTCTACCAACTTCGGTAAGTTCTCCTACAACGCAGGATCCACCGTAAACGCAGCGCGTACCTTGATGACCACCAAGACCAAAAACACCACTTCAGGCGTTTTCTTGGATGACTTCTTGTCCGATGTAACCTATCAGTATCAGCTTGCTGAAGGTTGGGATCGCCCGATTATCATTGGTGGTGAACTCTCTCACAAGTATATGACTGCGTTGAAGTCTCATTGCTGTGCCACCGTAAACGTGGACTTGCAAGCGATGATGAACTCAGACGCTCAGTCTTACTTCTTCTTTGAGCCAAAGGCCGATAGCGTTTTCGGTACAGGCGAGTTCGCAATGATCGCCCCAGGTGGCGTTCAGTTGATCCGCTACAATGCTTTCCGTGGTGCTTCTGGCATCCGTGTAATTGATGACCAATCCATCAAAAAGGGTACGATTTCCGACCCTGAGACCGGACTTGAGTTTGACTATTACGCTCAGTTGGATTGCAACACCTGGAAGTTCTTCTTGGGTCTTTCCTACAAGTATGTTGACCTACCTGCCGACTTGTTCTTTAATGACGATGACTTGGCCGGTGTGAACTACATCTTTAACGGATTGGTGAGCAACTAATCCTTGTTTGGGGTTTAGTGAAGAGAGGGGGTGCGAAAGCATCCCCTTTTTTCTTTTGCGTAAAGTATTGAATTGTGATACCTATTGCAAAATATCCCTCTTGTATCTTTAGCCATTCATTTTTAGTAACTTTGCCCTATGAGTTGTTGGAATAATGTAATCGGAATCCGTGGCTTATGTGAGCCTGGCTTGGACCCTATAAGCGGCCTCTATATCAATGATTTGACAGGCATTAGCCTTGCCGACCTTGATTCAGGGGTTAACGAAGAGGACAAAACTGCTTACACGCTGATTCAGCGTAAGATTGACCAAGCCGCAAATATGCTCAAAGCAGAGTCTTTGGCCTATATGCAGAGCCGTTGGAATTACACAACCTCTGCGTTTAATGGCGATTTGGGGTATTATGCGGAGAGCGTTGAGGCTCTACCTGCTTCTGCGGTATGGAGGGGTATAGGGATGAGGTATCGGCAGGTGGACTACATCTCCGTGACCATTTCTTCGTTAAGCCTCTTGCTCCCCTCTTCAGGCGTTGTTCCTGTGAGGGTTGTTGATTTGAGGACGGGCGTGACTTTGGATACTTTTAATGTCACCTCGGTGGCTAATTCGGTGGTGAGGCTTGTGGTGAACAAGACCTATCAATCCAACGGTCAGATGTTGAATTTGGCGGTGGTTTACAACGCAACTGCGGTGGCCTCGTTTCAGACGAGTTTGTATGCGACTTACGGATGCGGTGGTTGTGGACGTGGATACCGTTGGACGGAGAATATGTTGGAGAGGGCTATTGAGATACCTACGAGCGGTCAGTTGATTGAAGGCAACATATCGGGCGGTGGGTTCACAGGCGGTTTGAGTGTGCAGTACCAAGTCGCTTGCAGCTTTGAATCGCTTATTTGCGCTCACGTTGCTCAGTTGGGTTATCCCTTGCTTTACAAGACGGGGATGCTTCTGCTCAAAGAGATGCAGTTCTCCAAGAGGTTGAACGGCATTATTGTATTCAATAGGGATATGAACGAGGAATTGGGCAATTACTATCAGGCTCAATATGACCAATATATGCAACGCTACTTTGAGCAGGCGAACTTGCCAGAGGGCGGTTGTTTTTCTTGCAGACAAAGGGTTAGACAAGCATCCTTCATACCGTGACGCTTAATGATTACATAAGCAAATTGCAAGGACAGAGTTCTTCTCTGAAGGCCAATTTAGTCGCTGCTTTGGACGATGCCGCTCCGATGACGCACGACACCCAAGTATTGCCAAGGATCTTTGAGAAAGGCTTAAAACCCGATTTAGCAAAGATTGGCGATTACGCAAGCGATAAGTACAAGGAGAAAAGGCGCAAGAAAGGTTTGCAGGTCGCTTACATTGATATGAAGTTCACGGGGGAATTGAAGAGTGAGTTCAGTCAGCCTAAACGGAAGGTCGGTGGCAAGACCCCGTCCATTTCTTTCAATGTGTTGAGTTCTCAAAATAAGGAGAAAGCCGTTGAGAATGAGAAGCGTAGAGGCACTATCTTTGGGTTGTCCGTACCAGAAAAGCAGTATTTCGTTGATTTATTGACTCGTAAATTCTTTGAAAAGGTATTCCGATGATAGTCACTCAGGTTATTGACGAGATATTCGCTCGGCTGAACGCCTATAAACTTGTTCGGCATACAGGCTTTGCCGAGTTATTGCCCGATAAAGACGCAAAGATTATCCCTGCGATTTATTGCTCCAATGGAGATTACAGGCACGTTGTGGACGAGTACGATTGGAGCGAAGGAGTTGCCTACATTCGGTACAACGGCAGGGAGAGGTCAGAGGTTACGGAGGAGAAAAACTTTATCGGATGCCAAGACCTGCTTAGAACCATTTATCCGCTTCGTCTTGTGATTATCGGCAAGAGGAAGGCCAAGAGACCCTACGAGGTCGCATCGCTCGTCCAGAGCAAGATTACGGGCCTCTACGAGGCTTTAGCGCAGAGCGTTGGTGCGGTGAGTGTGGATGTGTTGGGCGTGAGTGCAGGATATTCCATTAAAGATAACCTGGAGAGCGAGTTTGAGGGGGCGAAGATTATTTGGGATACGAATTTGTATATCATTACTTTGGATATGGAGGTGGAGGTTATCGGGGATGCTTCTTGTTTGAACACGACCGAGCCTTGCGTTCCTATTCTTGTTGGTGGTATTTTTGATTTTACCTTTGACCAAACCTATAATTAAACCTATAAATAAAACTATTATGGCTATTGAAACAAGAGCAAATTTAGATTCGGCTTCGCTTGTGGTGAAGAACGAAACAGGCATTGCACAGAACACGGCAAACAGGGTTGGTACTTTGTTTGAGAACTTGGCTGATTCTACTGCGTTGTTAAAGGAGAGGGGATGCGTGAGTTTGTCCAAGAGTTCGGCTTATTCTTTTACTGTTGCTGCCAATGACACCCCTGAGAAATTGACCTACTCAATGAGTGGGGTTGTTTCTACGGCCTACAATGTTGCCGGGGAACCAAGTCCAAGAGTTGATTGGACAGGAGCGGGTTCGCTTCCCTATCGTGTAAGCGCGTTGCTAAATTTTAGTGGCGCAAACAATACTGAGTATTATTTCTATATCGCAAGAAACGGTGTTGTTAATGATACCACGAAGGTGTCGGTTCACCTGTATTCTTCCGATCCCCATTCGGCTTACCTTGAGTTGTATGCGGAGGGAGCAGGGCAGTATGAGATTTGGATTGAGCAGAAGGATAGCATTGACCAAATTGATTTCATTAACGGACAACTTAGTTTAATGAGCGTGTAATGGCACTTCAAAGACTGACTTCCTTCACCTTTGGCACGGGGTTTCTTACGCTTGTTTACGGCAGTACGCAAACCTTTAATGTGTCGTATGCTCATCTGATTGGCTTTGAATCCGACCCTCGCTCTGGTGACTTGACGATATGGATTTACACGGCAGGTGAGGTGAGTGAAACCTTGTCGGTTAGGAATAGCGATTTGGTTGCGATAGGCAGTAGCACTTCTGCGTTTGTGGCGTTGATGAATCAAAACATTCAGCCATATTCGTATTGGGAGGAATTTTTGGCCTCTACAACCGCAAATGGAGCATTGCCAACCGAACCTTCTGCGCTTAGAGGACAATGCTTGTATGCTCATTTTCAGCCTCTTTACAATTCGGGTTCACCGAGTTTAATAAACGTCCCTGCGAGGTTTAAGGCAGGCACCTTATACTCCCAAATCCCCGAAAGCGGTGCGGGGGATTTCACCGTAACTCGCACCACGACCGTTGCGAATCGCTCTACGAGGATTAACAAGAATGGGCTGATTGAACTTGTGAACGACAATGTGCCTCGCCTTGACTATCCGTTGGGGGGAGCGGTGAATGGTTGCCCTGCGTTGCTTGTTGAGCCGAGTGCGGCAAACGGAATCTTAAACTCTAATAACACCACAACAGGTTGGACGCATGGGATAAACCTTTCAAGCGGTGCGATTGATGTCATTGGCGTTTCGGGGATTAACATTAGCGTATTAGCTATAGGTTTTATTACACAAACTGCGAGCAGGTATATAAGTTCAAATAATAATGTTAGCCTTGCAAGTGGAAGCACTTACACTTTTAGTTTTTTAATGAAAAAAACAGGAGCGCACACGATTGGAGGGTATCGTTTTGGAATGTCATCGGGAGCTATTGGTTCAGGATTTGATGTGAGTGGCTCGTTTGCAAGTGGGTCAAATACAAGCACCGCACCAATTACAAACCGAATCCGCAGGATTGAGCAATACGGAACGGATGTTTATAGATGCTCGGAAACTTTTACAATGACAGCACCCGCAATAGCACAGAATGTGGCATTTGCTCCATTAAGTGGAGTTACGCTTACAAGTACTGCCGTTGGTGGTTCAATGGGCTTTGCTGCTCCGCAGTTAGAACTTGGTTCGGTTCCCACAAGCTTCATCCCCACCACCACCGCAGCAGTCACGCGGAGTGCGGATGTGATTTCAAAAACGAGTGCGAGTGCATTGATTGGTCAAAGTGAGGGGACGATTTATGCGGAGTTTGTAAACACACTTATCGCATCATATAGCGAGGCGTATTTGTACAGGATTTTTGCTGATGCGAACAATGAAATTTGGGCAAGAAAAGAAGCAGGAGGAAATACTTATTCGTTTAGATGGAGAGCAAATAGTCAAAACACTACCTTTCTAAATGTTGTTGTTCCGAATGGAGCGAACAAAATTGCTTTTGGATACAAGTCAGGCGATACCGCATTGTTTCTTAATGGTTCGCAAGTAGGTACTACAAGTACGGATGTTCGTGCCTTTGCTAACAATCCAACCACAATCGCAATAGGTTCAACAAGTTCAGGTCAATTCTTCAACGACCGCATCCGTGCCGCCTCCCTCTACACCACAAGGCTTACTGACGCTCAACTCCAAGCCCTCACCGCACCATAATTCATCCTTCCTTACTAAATTTGTCGCACTATGGCACTCGCAACACTCACAGCACTAAACTTCCTGGCAACCCAACTGCAACTCACCTACTCCGATGGCAGGGTGTATTACCTCAATTACAGGGATATTAACGCCACCGAATTGGATGGCACATCGGGCATTACAAAGGTTCGTATCTACCTCTCAGGAGGCTTGGACGAGTCTATGTTCGTTTCGGGGCCAGACCTCGTAGCCATCGGCACAAACGCGGCCACATTCCTATCAACCCTCAACTCCTACCTCTAATGTCTATCAAGCAGATGATGATGGAACTCGGCATTAATGTCGGGATGTCAATCGGTGGATTCTTCGGAAGCCTCCTCCTCGTTGGAAAACAAACAGGTGCGTCTATCCGTACCCAACTCTTCTCCATCCTCGCAGGAACATTGTCTGCTAATTACGTTACTCCGTTGGCCGTAAATTTCCTTGGCGTAGAACTTGAATCGGCCAAGTTTGCGATGGCTTTCATCGTTGGATTTAGCGGTCTAAGGCTCGTGGAAACGATAAGCGACCGCCTCCATAAGAAGGTGGACGATGAATCTTGAAGCGTTATTCCCTGCCATTCCAAGGCACGTCCTTGATGACCTCCCTGACACGATAGGGAAGTTCAGCATTAACACCCCCCTTCGCCTCGCTCATTTCCTCGCTCAATGCGCCCACGAATCGGGCGATTTTGTGTTTACAAGGGAGAACCTTAATTACTCCGCCTCAAGGCTTGAGCAAATCTTTCCAAAGCATTTCAACAAGCACAACTCCAAGCTCTACGCAAGAAACCAAGAAGCCATTGCCAACAAGGTCTATGGCAATCGGATGGGCAATACCGAGGTTACGGATGGATGGAAGTTTAGGGGCAGGGGATATATTCAGTTGACCGGGAAGGCGAACTACGCAGAACTTGACAAGCACGTTGAGGAGAACTTGATTGAAAACCCAGAACTCGTTGCCTCTCAATACGCCCTGCTGAGTGCAGGATTTTATTGGAATAGCAGAAAGATTAACGCAGTCGCAGACAAGGGCGCAGACAAGGAAACCGTAAGGCTTGTAACGCTGAAAATCAACGGAGGAACGCACGGTTTGGAGGACAGGGAAAAGCGATTCTTTAATCTTTTCAAAATCTTAAATACCAAACCATAATCTATCTTTGAATCATTAAATCACCACTATGCCACTCACTAAAGCCAAAGGTTATGGGAAAAAAGCAATGTCCACAGCCGTCTCCAAAAACGTCTCCGAACTCACCAAAGCGAACAAAGCCAAGCCAAAAGGTAAAAAGCGGTCCAAAAAGCAAATTGCCGCTATTGCCTATTCT